CAGGTGACCGACCCGGACGGCTCACACGCGACGACGCCCAGGGCGACGACGGTGATCGCTGCGAACGCGAGCTTCACTCTCATGATCGTTCCTCTCTCAACTGCCGGACCGACTGCCCGACTTGGCCGACCAGGGGTGGGGTCCCTGGACGACCAGGCCGGTCAGTTGGCCAGGATGCTCAGTGCGACGTCGAGGGCCCGGAGATTGTTCCGCATCAGGCCCGACCGGACCAGTGGCATGTACGCCTCCAGTTCCCGCAGTGCACCGGTCGTGACCTGCCCGACTCCCCCGTTGTGGCTGGCCGGGGTCTGCTTGGCCAGGGACACGAAAGCGGTGGGGTAGTAGCGCCGGGCGTGGTTCCCGCAAGCGAACTCATCGGGGGTCCACCGACCGATCGGCTGGGTGGCGACGATCAGGAACGCGGACGGTTCGGTGCACCATGCACACTCCGGGACGGCAAAGCCGATGCCGGTGTCGATCTTGTGTGCTCGGTGGGTGGTGATCGTGTTCATGATCTCTCCTCGGTGTGTGCTCTTCGGGTGCTACCTACATCCTCCCCTATACGGGGTACCCCTAAACATGGCTTTGCCATTACTTTGCCAAGCCCATGTGTGCAGTGGTGTGCTCATGTGTGCGCTCATGTGTGCATGGGTGCTGCTCATGTGTGCATGTGCTCATGTGGTGTGGGGTGTGCTCATATGTGCATGGTGGGTGCTCATGTGGGGTGGTGGGTGCTCATATGAGCAGGGGTTTGCAGTTTGCTTCTGATTTGCTTCCGCAAAGTGATCATGGGTGCTCGGACGGTCCGACTTAGGTTCGAGACGAAAAATTGGAATCGTAACACTGGGAGGTGTCACGTGGCACGGAGGGCAAGGCGTCCGCGTCAGTCGAGGGCTGACAGGTCGGAGCGGGATGGTAGGCGGGAGCGTTTCGCTCGCGGTGAGAGGCGGGACTCGGCGGCCAGGCCGTCGCCCGCGCAGGAGGGGAACGTCGAGGATGTCGGCAAGACCAGGCCGGGTCTGCCGCAGGAGGGACAGAACTAGTGGGCAAGGAACTGGACACCACGGGCACCGAGCTGGAGCTGAAGACGGCGCAGACGGCGACCCGGGACGAGAACGTGCGCCCGAGGCGGAACCACCTGGAGAAGACCCCGATCCGTGGGCGCCTGATCCGGGACCTCGCGGCCGGTGAGCAGAACCAGGGCGAGCTGGCCGTGAAGTACGGGTGCTCGACGGCGGCGATCTCGCTGTTCAAGAAGCGGCACCTGTACGAGATCGACCGGGTGCGTGAGGCCCAGTTGGATGAGTACGCCGACGTCTGGGTGGCGAAGAAGGTGGAGCGGCTGCGCGCGTACCAGGGGAAGGTCGAGGATATGATCGACGGCCATTCCCCGAGGCACGCGGAGGTGCTGGTGACGATCCTGAAGGCTGTGGCCGAGGAGCTGGGCGACCTTCCGGCTCGGCAGCAGACGAACATCCAGGCGCAGAATGTCACCTACCAGGTCGTCGGGATCGACCCGAACGAGTTGCGGTAAAGAGGGGATCTGTCATGGTCATTTCAGAGCTGATCGAGAAGCTGAGCAAGCTGGATCCGAACGCCGAGGTGATGGTCGAGAAGGAGGGGTGCGGGTGCTGCGAGGGGTATCCGGAGGCTCCGGCCGTTCTGATGCGTCGCCGCTCTGACGGGGCGATCCTGGTGCTGCACCCGGAGGAGGTCTGATGCCCAGGTGCAAGAAGGGCTGCCGCCTGCACGAGCATGCCGGGTGGCAGAAGAAGTGCGAGACCGGCTGCACCTGCCCGAAGCACCGGGGGAAGCCGTTTGTGGCGAAGTCGGAGCGGCCGGTGAAGACCGACCACCTCCCGGAGACGGCGAAGGACCGGAAGTTCAAGAAGGTGATGGAGCAGATCGACGGCCCGGCGCCCAAGGCGGAGGAGCCGGGCAAGGCGATCGTCCACCGGTACCAGCCGCACGGGACGTGTATCGAGCTGTTCAAGGCCCGGGACGACGAGGTGCTGTTCGCAGGCCCGGCCGGTACGGGCAAGTCGAGGGCGTGCCTGGAGAAGCTGCACATGATGGCGCTGCTGAATCCGGGGATGCGCGGGCTGATGGTCCGCAAGACCCAGACCAGCCTGTCCAGCACCGGCCTGGTGACGTTCCGGGAGCACGTCGCGAAGGAGCACCTGGAGGCCGGGGAGGTGCAGTGGTACGGGGGGTCGCCGCAGGAGCCTCCGGCGTACCGGTACAAGAACGGCTCGACGCTGGTCGTGGGCGGCATGGACAAGGCGATGAAGATCATGTCGTCGGAGTACGACATCGTCTACGTCCAGGAGGCCACCGAGCTGACCGAGACGGACTGGGAGTCGATCACCACCCGTCTGCGTAACGGCAAGGTGTCGTTCCAGCAGCTCATGGCCGACGCGAACCCGGACGTGCCGACGCACTGGCTGAAGGTGCGCTGCGACACGGGCAAGACTCGGCTGATCGAGTCGAAGCACGAGGACAACCCGGTGCTCTTCAACCCGAAGACCGGGAAGATCACGACGGTGGGTTCGTCGTACATGGGCAAGCTGGACGCCCTGACCGGTGTCCGGTACATGCGGCTGCGCAAGGGTGTGTGGTGTGCGGCCGAGGGTCTCGTGTACGAGGAGTGGGACCCGAACGTCAACAAGCACAAGAAGATCGTCAGGCCGCCGATCTCGTGGACGCGGTACGTCACGGTCGACTTCGGCTACACCAACCCGATGGTCGTGCAGTTCTGGGCGGAGGACGAGGATGGGCGCCTCTACCTGTACAAGGAGCTGTACCACACCAAGACCACGGTGGAGGACATGGCTCCGAAGATCCTCGCCGCGATGAACCTGAAGCACGAACCCAGGCCCCGGATGATCATCTGTGACCACGACGCCGAGGGCCGGGCGACGCTGGAGAAGCACCTCGGCATGTCGACCAAGGCGGCGAAGAAGTCCGTCGAGGACGGGATCCAGGCCGTGAAGCAGCGGCTGAAGATCAACGATGTGGATGGGCGCCCACGGCTGTACCTGTGCGAGGACGCGCTCATCGAGCGGGACAACGACCTGTACGAGGCGAAGAAGCCGACGTCCACGATCGATGAGATCGTCGGCTACATCTGGGACAGGGGCGGAGTGAAGGCCCAGCAGGACGGCAAGCCTCCAAAAGAGGTGCCCGTCAAGGAACACGACCATGGAATGGATGCCATGCGGTACATGATCGCCGAGCGCGATCTGCGCAACCGCCCGCGCGTCCGGACCATCACCTACTGAGGAGTCGGCATGAGCGAGTTCACCGAGGGCGAGCTGGAAATGCTCAGGTTCGCCCTGGACGTGGCGCAGGAGATCGTGTGGGCGCGAGATGGCTTCACCGAGAAGAATCAGGTCGACCTGTTGAACATCCGCCTCATGCTGCTCGGGAGTGACGACGATGCGTGATCCCGACAAGCCGCTTCCGAAGTGGCGCTCTCGGTGGCTGATGGCTCGCTCTAAGTGGCGGAGGGGCCGTCATGCAAGGTCAATAGCTTATGCGAACCTCAAGATCGTAGGCGCGAAGCTCTTGACTCTTGCGATTTCTGTGCTAGGGGCTATGCTGATCTCGTATGGCGTGTGGCAGGTCTATGGCCCTGCCGGGTATGTCGTCGGCGGAGTCCTGCTCTTCGCCCTCCAGTGGTCGCACGAGAAGGACAAGGAGCGTAGATGAGCCTCTTCGGCAACGTCGCATCGACGTTCCTGAACCGCTCCCCCGTGCCCCAGGCTCCCGTCGGCACTCCCCAGAGCGGGCTCTTCACCATCCCCGGCTCCAGGCCGAACAACGAGGCCGCGATGCGCCGTGGCCTGGAGCAGTACGGGGAAGTCGGCACCCTCTTCGGCATCGTGTCCCGGCTGGCCGAGATGACGGCCGAGCCCGCCTGGCACCTCTACCGCAAGCAGACCGACGGCCGCCGGGTGTACCGCGAGGTGGAGACCCGCACCGAGGTCGTCAAGCACGCCGCCCTCAAGCTGATGGACAACCCCAACAAGTTCATGGACCGGTACGAGCTGTTCGAGACCCTCGATCAGCACTTCGAACTGGCCGGTGAGTGCTGGCTGGTTGCGTACGTCGATGAGCGTTTCCCACAGGCCGGTCCGCTGGAGCTGTGGCCGATGCGCCCCGACCGGGTCAAGATCGTCACCGACCCGTACGACGTCCTCACCGGCTATGTGTACGTCGGCCCGTCCGGCGAGCAGGTGCCCCTGAAGAAGGAGCACGTCATTCAGGTGATGAAGCGGCCCAACCCGCTCGACATCTACCGGGGCCTCTCCCCCGTCCAGGCGCTGCGCCTCAAGCTGGACGCCAACGCCCTGTCGGCCGAGTACAACCGGAACTTCTTCAAGAACTCCGCCGAGCCGGGCGGCATCATCGAGATCGAGGACCGCCTGGACGACGACGAGTTCCGCGAGCTGGAGATGCGGTGGCGGGAGCAGCACCAGGGGGTGGCCAACGCCCACCGCGTCGCCATCCTGGAGCACGGCAAGTGGGTCGACCGCAAGTACACGATGCGGGACATGATGTTCCCCGAGCTGAACGAGATGAGCCGCGAGGACATCCGCGAGGCGTTCGGCTACCCCAAGGGCATGACCGGCGCGACCGAGGACGTCAACAAGGCCGTCGCCGACGCCAACGAGCGCATGTTCGGCCGGTACCTGATCCGCCCTCGGCTCACCCGCATGCGGACCGCCTGGAACAACTACATCCTCCCGATGTTCGGCGAGACCGCGAAGGGCCTGGAGTTCGACTACGAGGACCCGGTACCCGAGGACCGCGAGGCCGACTCGAAGGACCGGATCACCAAGGCCCAGTCGCTGAAGCTGATGGTGGAGGCGGGCGCCGACTGGGACGACGCCCTGGAGGTTCTCGGCCTGCCCCAGATGAAGCGGGACGAGATGAAGCTCCGCATGGCCGAGGAAGCGCACGAACTGGCGATGAATCCGCCGGAGCCGCGCGAGTCCCAGGCCGACGGCCAGACCAAGCCCAACCAGCCCGACCCGAAGCCGAGCCCCGCGAGGGAGGCCAACCAGTGACCCCTGATCGACTCCGTCGCCCGCTCGCGCGCCACGCGCAGGGTCGGACCGACTGGTACCGAATCCAGAACAAGGCCGGTGAAGGTACCGCCAGCCTCTACATCTACGACGAGATCGGATGGTTCGGAGACTCCGCGAAGGACGTCGCCGACCAGCTGTCCGCTCTCGACGTCGACACCCTGGACGTCCACCTGAACAGCCCCGGCGGCGACATCTTCGACGGTCTCGCCATCTACCAGGCGCTGAAGAACAACAAGGCCCGCGTCAACGTGAAGGTCGACGGCCTGGCCGCCTCGATCGCCTCCGTGATCGCGATGGCCGGTGACACGATCACCATGGGCCCCAAGGCGTCTATGATGATCCACGACGGCTGGACGGTGGGCGTCGGCAACGCTGCCGAACTCCGCAAGACAGCCGACCTGCTGGACAAGCAGTCCGACATCATCGCCTCGGTGTACGCGGACCGCACTGGCCAGCCCGCAGATTTCTGGCGCGATCGGATGCGCGAGGAGAACTGGTACAACGCCCAGGAGGCGCTGGACGCCGGTCTCGTGGACCAGATCGAAGGCCAGGAGAAGAAGGTGGACGAGGCGTTCGACCTCTCCGTCTTCGCCCACGCCGGTAGGGAGTCCGCTCCCGCTCCGGTCGTCAAGAGCGAACCGATCGTTTCGCTCGTCAAGCCGGAGCCGGAGATTACTCCGGAGCCTGAAACCCCGGAGGCAGACGAGTTCCAGTGGGACTTCGAAGCCTTCAAGTCCGCATTCCGGAAGGAGTGAAAATGCCCATCGCGATCCCGACCGGCGCAGCGGAGCTTGAGGAGCTGCTCGCCGACGGTTCGAAGGTCCAGGCCCTGATGAAGGAGGGCCAGTTCAGCGATGTCGTCAAGGCGTACGCCAAGACCGTCGCGGACAAGGACACCGACCTCGCGCGCCAGGTGAAGGAAGAGGTCCAGACGGTCCTCGCCGACTACCTGCGCGAGAACGACGACGCCCCCGGCCTGGAGCGTCTGTCCCGTGGCGGCGTCAACGCTGTCGCCAAGACCGCCGACAAGGCCGTCTACAACCCGAAGGCCCTCGGTGCGGGTCTGGACGCCTCTTTCGAGGACCTGCCGGACCTGTTCACGACCATCTGGCACAACACCTACCGTGACGCGAA